GTGAACGTCTCAAGCGTCGTGCCATCCTCGCCCACGTAGGCCATGATCTGCTTTTCGGTGTAATACTCCGGGGCCATCGTCTTCAGCATGTTGCCGATCTTCTTGTGAGCAAGAGCTTCATTCGCAACAATGCCTTTGCCGAACGGACCCATGTCCTGCATGAACTTGTCGAATGAGCCTTCCGAGAGTCCCTGCTTCACATCCTTGAGCGCCTGAATCGAGTTCTTACCCAGCGTCTTTTCAATCGCCGCGTTGATGAGCTTGATCTGGTCAATCGAGTCCTTGCCCGCTTCCATCATCTCCTTCGTGATGAAGTTGTGGAACTTCTTACCCGGCTCGCCGCTGGTTCCAATGCGGATGCCCTGCGCCCGCAGCAAGTCCATATTCGTAAGCTGCTTCTGCGGCACACCCGCGTTCAAGTCGTAACCCATCGGCGGATTCATCGCCACTTCAGACAGTTCTGTCGAAGTAGAGATGAGCCGCCTGCGTGCTCTTTCGAGCGACGATACCTGAGACACAATCGACGGCGCGAACGGAGTCCACGCCTGGTCGCCCAGGTCGTAGGGGATCGGCGGCATCTCGCCATGCCAGTCGAACGCGCATCCGTCGTAGAGCGGCACCGGGCACGTTGGGCAGGTGATGATGAGCCTGAGTTGCGGATACAAGAGGCAGTCTTGCTCCTTCGCCTCACGCGACTGCGGCATTTCGTTGAACGGGTTGACCGTCGCAATAATCTCGCCCATCGTCGGAACTTCATAGCCCCACGGCGAGCCCTCCTTACCAAACCGCTGCCGCTTGCCTGTCTGGTTCAACTCCAGCGAGCGCACGAAGACGAAATGAAGCTCGGTGTAGTGCTGCGCCCAGTCCGCAGGTTCTTCTGAGAAGTTCCATCGCGAGTAGAAGTCCATACGGCGCACCGTTCCGAGCGTGCCGTACTTTTTCCAATCGAAGTGGTTGATGGGAAGAATCTGCTCTGCGAAGTTCCAATGCCGAGCGTGCGCTTCAACCAGCGGGACCGGCCGGATGATCGCCACCGCGTACGCTTCCTGAATGTCGTTCGACGCGGGTAACTGATCGAATACCACATCTAGCGGCCCCAGCGACTCGAACTTGACGCCACCCTTGCCGTAGCCGTAGCGGTCAATCGTGTACTTCGGCCACATGTAGCCGCGGCCTACCGTCGCCCACTGAAGCGCGGCGCGGGTGTTCTTGCGGAACTGCGACGAGTCGAAGATGTGTTGCTGGAATCCGTTGTAGACCTGTGCGGTCGGCTTGAGAGATTCGAGCTTGGTCGAGTAGGTGCAAATCTTCCGCACATCCGCGAACGTCTCAACAAAGTCGTTGATGTCGGGGAGAAGTTGGTTCGACCGCACCGCCATCTTGCCTTCGCCCGAGAGCAAGCGAATGTCCGATTGGAGCGAAGAGAGGGCGCGGGTGTTTTCGAGCCACTTGCCGCCCTGCTCGATGAAGGATTCCGCCCACTGCTGTACCCGGCGCGGGTCGGCATCGTGCGGGGGAACCTGCCACGAGATTTGCTTCTGGCGCTCCTGCTCGATCTGGTAGACGGTCGCCAATCAGTTCACCTTCGGCGTCTGGTACGCAGGTGCTTCAAGCGCGATGTCTTCCTTGCGCTTCGATGAGTCGTACATCTCGACCAGCAACGCGCCTTCCTGAGTGCGCTTAGACATCCGAGCCTCAAGCGCATCCAGCATCGCCAGCCCCTTATCAATGTCGCCGCGCTGCGCTGGCCCTACCACGTCCCGCCGCGCCTTCAGCTTCTCGCGGATGCGCTTCCGCACCGCATCGTCCTTCATGAATTGGGCGTACTGCTTGCCCTCAAACTCGTCTTCCTGCTGCACCCGGAAGCGGTCTGCCCACGAGTCGACTTCATGGGCGTGCATCAGCGGGATACACATGCACTGCTCCGCACCAGGGAAGGCGAAGTTCTGCGGTGCGAAGCCGAGTATCTTGCCCGTGATCGTGTTGACCCAAACCGCCGTTACTTCGTCGCCAGTAAGTTGCACTGCCATATCAAAATCACCATATCACGCCATCAAACCGCATACCTATCGTTTTCTATGTCCGCATCCACCGCCACCCCCAGCGAGGCCCAGCGCAAGTCGAGTTCCTGAGACACATCCTTTAGCGACACGTACCGGGCGTTGTACCGCGCCGCCAGGTTCTCAAGGTGAGCATCCGTGAAGTGCGCCAAGCCGATAGCGAAGCACGCATCCGAGTGCCCATCGCGGGGATGGTCGATGATCGAATCCCCCTCCGGCCCCAGCCGAACCAGTGCCTTCAGTTCGCGGATCGTCAGCGGCGAATTTACCTCAATCCAGTTCCCATTGACGCCCTCCATCAATTTGTCGAGCATCATCGACCGCGACCAGCGCGAGGTGTAGAAGCCGTCCTTCGATGCGCGGGTGGGGTCCGGCATCCCCGACTTGTCGTAGAAAATCATCCCGTGATGCCACATGAAGCCCATGATCTTCAATTGGTTCTGGCAGTCGTCACCCGGCCCCTTGACTTGCTCAATACAGAACTTCGGGCCTCGGGGATCGGTGATGAACGGCTCGTACCACGCCCCCACACAAGCAGCAATACGGGCCATCTGCGCCGAGTTGACCGAGACGGACGAAAACTCGCAAACCTGCCGGCTGCGCTCCGCCCCCGTCCGGTTCATCAGCCCGCACAGCACGCCCCGGTCCTCATTCGGCATCCCCAGCCCATGCGCGTTGTCGATGCCAATGGAGATGCGGTCGGTCACGCCCTTTTCTGGCGGCTGGAAGACAAGCAACTTGTCGTAGCAGTTCAGATCCAGCGAGTCATCAAACGGCTTGAGCGGAACCAGTTCCCAGTAGTAGTGATTGTCGTCCCGTCCCGTCCAAGTTACAGGGATGCGCGGCTTGTCCTGGTCTACCGAGTCCAGCGGCGGCTCGTAGGGGTTGTTGTCCCCGCCCACCATGATCGTCTTGCCCGTGATGGCGTAAGCCTGGTAGTCCAGCATCCGCTCCTTAGTGATGACTTCGATGGTGGAGTCAGGGATGGCGCGGTCGAACTTGCCCTGCATCGCCTCTTTTGGCGTGGACGCGAGTTGGCTGATAAACGTCTTCTCTGTGCGCGTAGATACGGCCTCTTTGTAGCAGCACTCCCAGTACCACATGTACTCCCGCGTCATCTCCCAGTTCGGGCCAAGCGCGGCGGTCAGGTAGTCGGTGGAGCGGACGTAGAGCGTTGCCGTCTGCCGCATCCGCTCCGTCTCGATCATGGGTCGCCAGTTGATTGGGATGGGATGGCCCCGCACCCAATCGGGCAGTGGGTAGAGGTCGGTGGCACATGCCGGGGGGATGAAGATGGGTTTGAACCGGCCGCCCGAGCCTTCATTCTGCTCGTAGTAGTTCCACTTCTTTGCCTGCCACGAATCGTCTCCGCCGCCTGTCCCTTCCATGACCATGAAGAGACTTGGATACGGATGGCAGGCAGGCAGCAAGCCCTCATCAATCGTCTTCTCTGGGTTATGGTAGTCGGAAAGCTCCGACAGATGAACGGCGGTCGGGGACCAGCCCTGGGCGATGCCGATTTTCTGCGAGCCTGACTGAATCGAGAGTACCGAGCCATTGGCCCACTTCGTGTTCTTCGTCACCTTCGATGTCTTCGGAGGAACCAGCCAAAAGGGGAGCCGCTTCCAGCAAGAATCGAGAATAGCCTTCAATCGGTCGGACTGATCGTGTTTGACGGACGCCATTACCGCATAGGAGTTGGTACGGAACAGCAGCCGATGAAGAAAGAACAGGGCCACGCCTGTGCTAATCCCGACTTGCCGCGCCTTCAGGATGAAGAGTTGAATGGCGATGCCCTGATCTTCGCACCACCCCATGATCGAGTGCATGATGCGCTGGGCGATGCGGTACTGGAAGCGCAAGACTTCTTCGTGCGCCTCGAAATGGCCGTAGCGGGTAAGGAAATAATCAGCGTCGACGAAGCATAGGAATTGCTCGTTACGCACGTACCGCTGGAGCTGCTTTATATCGCGCTCAGTCAGCCTCAGACCGCTGCGGAAGTCGAACGTAGTGAATGCGTTGTTCGAGTCCTTTTCAAGCAGTGACTCGATCTTCGCGTTCCACTCGTCCACCTCGCCTATCGTGTGATAGACGGGACTCCACCCATTGCGAATCTCAAAGTCGTGGATGACGGACTGAATGACGGCGGAAGAGTACATCAGTTCTCCGCTTTCAACAGCGCACGGCGGTCATTATTCCAGTCTTCCAATACGCCTGTGATCGGGAGGAGCACTTGGTTGATGTCGGGGGAGTCGTCATCGTCGTCATCGTTCCCACTGCCGAGTGCCTTCTGTTGCGGGGGCGCGTTCAGCACGCCGAGGTTGACCTGGAACTGGCTACCCTGTGGGCCGGGCAGGAATCCGATGGCGGGCATGGAGTGGAGCATTTTGCGATCAGCATGGCCCGCTGGCCCCGGCAGGGCCGCGCTGAAGATGGTTGCGTCCATGATCTCGGGGTGGGCCAGCACTGCCTTCAGTGCCGACTTCTGCAATGTGCGGTCGCGGAGAGACGCGAGGATTACTCCCAGCATCGCTTCCGTCTCTACTTCCGCCCCTACGCAGACCGACTCAAGGGTAAGATACTTGCGGTCGCCCTTCGGCAGCTTGTCCCAGTATGCCAGCCACTTCTTCGCGTGCTCGGACTTCGATGCACGGAGCCGGGGAGCGATAATTTCAGGGTTGGATTGGCCTTCGAGGATGTCGGAGATGGGGTAGGCCGTCTCTACGTCGTGCGCCTTGATACCGCACCGCCGTAGAGCTTCCTTCTTCCGCTGATTACCGAGCGCCGTCTTCGCTTGCTTGCCCCGGCGCACCCTTCGGGCCGTAGGCTCGCTCGAAGTATCCGGGCTGGAATTGCTCGAAGGCCGGATCGGGGTTACCTTTTGCCGGGTTCGCTTCAGTGGTGGCTTGGTCAAGGAACTTCTCCCGCTTCTCTTGCAAACGAGTGTACGAT